GGCAACTCAGGCAGCGGCCCGCGGGCCGCTGCCTGACGCGCTACGGTTTGTCTTTTCTTCTTCATCGGCATATCCATGGCTTTTACACCTCATGATATGCCCCGCCCACAAAATGACGGATAGGTCCAGATTCAGGGGCGCTTCCCAGCTCTATTCAACTTCGTCCACTCCGAGAACACCGCTTCGATTGCCTGGCTGCGCGCCCTGGGGTTCACCATCGGGGAGCTCGTGTCGGACTACGGTGCGGCGCGCGCGCCCTTCTACCACTTCTACAGAGTACGCAATGTGTGAACCAGCTTCCATTTCAACGCTGACCACCCTCACGATGGCCAGCATGGCAGCCAGTGCGGCCGGTGCAGTTGTCGGCTACGTTGGTCAGAGCCAGGCAGCAAGCAGGCAGTCAGATGCAGCCCAAGCTGCCTATGACGCTCAGGTCACCGACACGAAGAACCAGATGACCCAGCAGGGCCAAGCAGCAGCCGAGCAGATGTCTGAGCGAGCTCGCCAAGCGATGATCGAAACGGGACACCTCCAGGCCCTTGCGACTGACTCCGGGACCAACGGCGGGGGCAGTAATGACCGCGTGACGAACGAAGCCAACTTCAACGCTGGGCAGGACATTGCAGCTATGCAGGCCAATGCGTCTTCGCAGCAGCGCCAGGCCCTCGCCGGTCTCCGTGGGGACTATGCGCAAGCAGCCTCCCGCATGGCCAGCGTGCAGCAGCCGAGCCTGATTGGTACTGGCCTCCAGATTGCTGGCGGTGCGCTGAATTCGTACACGAGCCTCCAGAAGACTAAGTACCAGGCCTCGGGCTCCGTACCGTCTTACTCATACACCTCCTAACCGAGCACATCGAAAGGTATGCCACCGAACACCACTCAGCAAATCATCCAGCGCGGTCAGGGAGACCCAGGCCAGCGCCAGGTCTCTTTCCAGCCCCAAGAGCGGCCGGTGGATACCTACCAGGCCCCCGCTCAGGATTCCACACTGTCGGGCCTGCTGGAAGGCCTGAAGAGCTTCAACCCGGCTCTTGATCACTACGTCAACCTGGAGAACCAGAAGGACGCCACGCAGGCTTTTAAGGCGGGCACCTCAGCGGGCCAGCTCAGTGACGCTGGGCTCATCGACGCGCAAACCGGAGGTATCAAGGTTCCGCCCCCGTCCGCTGACTCCCGCGTGGACCCCGCGTTCAACGATACGTTCTCTCAAGGCTATCGCAACGCGGTGGGCCTGAAGATTGGCAATCAGGTTCAGACGGACATCCTGAGCGCCTACCAGGAGCACAAGAACCAGGACGGGTTCGACCCGGAGAAATTCCTCCACGAGCAGGTTGCGCAGCACACGGCTGGCCTCACGGACCCGGCGATTGTCGATCAGGTCTCCAAGAGCGTCGCCACGACGGCCGATAGTGTCCGCAAGGACTTCGCTCAGGTCCAGTTCCAGCGCCTGAAAGAGACCGCCGTGGGGAACTTCTCCGCTGTCGCTGATGGTGTCCTGGACCCGACCAAGAATCTCCAGCAGATGTGGGACGGGGTTCAGCAGACGCTGGAGCCGATGCGTGGTCAGATGGGCATGATGACCCGCCCTGAGATGGCTGACATGCTCCTGGACAAGATCAACAATCTATCCTCGCAAGCTGGTGGTCGGCCGGAACTGTTCGACCTGTTCACGCAGTTCAAGGACCCGCACACGGGCCTGACGCTCCAGCAGATGAACCCGAAGATTCAATCTGAGGCCACCCGCCTCCAGCATCGGGCTCTCGAAGAGCAGAACCAGCGCATCGAGCAGGCGCAGCAAACGGACTTCTTCAAGAGGACCGTAGCGGACGAAGAGGCGGCGAGTCAGGGCAAGCAGCCTGACATCAATGACTTCGTCAACCGCATCGGGCCGCTGAACCAGTTCAAGAGCGCAAGCGCGGCGCTGGGTGAGTATCGACGCCTCCAGGGGATGGCTGACGCTGCCCAGCAGAACGTTCAGGCGGTCCAGTCGGTAGGCTCCGGCACAGCCTGGGCGCTCGACAAGAAGGACGCTCAGGCGGCTCTGGATACAGTCCAGCAGCCGGACGTGAACACTCTCATGCAGGTTGCCTCTGGGAAGGTCGGAGGGGACCCCTCGCAGATTCCCCAGGTGCAGCAGGCTATCAAGTCCATCGTGGACATCACGGGCCGCTCAGGGCGCAGTGACATTGCGAACAGCAAACTGAAGGCCCTCATCGACGGAACAGTTAATGCAGTACCCCCGAAAGATGGAACGCCTTCGAGTCAGTTTAAGCTGGCGGCGGCGCTTTATGCTGGAATGCCTGACCAGATTCGCTCACTGTACTTTGATGAGAAAGCGTCCAACGTTTTCGGCTCGTATGTCCAGCAGCGTTCTTCGGGCGTAGACGACAGCCAGGCCTATCACAGCTCCTACCAGACGGTCTCTCCCGAAGCCCAGAAGATGGCGAAGGAAATCACGAGTGATCCGCAGTGGAAGACGAAGGTGGCCAAGGAGGTATCTGGGCTGACCACGAGCTGGTATCAGCGCATCCCGGTCATCGGCCGTATCTTCGGCGGTTCCCCGGAGAACGAAGAGGCCACCAGCGCGTGGGCGCGACTGGAGCTGGAGAAGTACTACATGCGGAATCCCACCGCGAGCTCCGACCAAGCGAAGACATGGATTCAACAGCAAGTGCAGTCCAACTTCGTCTACGACCCAATCAATAAGGTGGACCTCCAGGTTCCGCCTAACCAGGCGAACGACCAGACTCAAGAGGCCATCAAGAACTACCTGGACAAGGCCCGCAGTCAGTATGGTGAAGATGTGAGCCCTGGTCTCATCTACGGCAAGGATGGGAAGTACACGCTGGCCGCGTTCATCAACGGCGCTCCTGTTCACAAGCTCGCAGATGTGACGTTTGGCCAGATCATGCAGGAGACCGCAGCAACAAAGCTCCTATCCACTGATGAGCGTGCCGCAATGTCCACCCTGAAGCAGAAGCTGGGCAACGGTACGGCAACTTCTCAGGACCTCATCGATAACGCCGAGCTCTTGGCAAAAGCCACGAACCTGAAGCAGCTCAGCGATGTTACGCAAGGTCAGATTGAGAAGGTACGTGGTGATGCTTTCTCTGGTGCGCTAAACAACGTCTTCAACTTCCCCACCATGCCCACCTCCTTTGCTGGCCTCTCTGGTTCCCGCTTGACGGGCCAGGGGTCCAAGCTTCAGGTGAACCAGGCGGGCTCCTTCCTGGGCGGCGGTAACTTCTCCGCTGCGCTCACTGCGATGGGCGAAGGTCTGGTGCTCAAGGCCACCCCTGACCCTAACCCGAAGGCAGGGAACAACATCGGCTACGGCTACAACCTGAACGCCAATGCAGGGACCATCGCTGAGGACTTCCGCCGCGCTGGCATCCCCGCTACGTCCATCGACGGAATCAAGAACGGCTCCGTTCAGATCACCCCCGAGCAAGCCGCGCGTCTCCTTGAGGTCACCCTTCCACGCTACACCGACCGCGCGAAGCAAGCCGTAGAGGCTGTCAATCCTGGGCTCTGGATGATGATCAGCCAGGCGCAGAAGGCTGCCCTCACGGACGTGGCGTACCAGGTCGGAGACGTTGGCCAGTTCCACAAGGCCATCGGCGCGCTCGCCAGGAAGGACATCGCAGGCTTCAACGATGCACTGAAGGTGACCTACCTGGACAAGGATGGGAACCGCAGGGAGGACGTTCGCCGTAACAACCTCCGTTCTCTCATGATCAACGGTCCTGTCGCGTTTCTCCAAGGCATCAAGGAGGCCGCGCGGACTTCCAACTAAATCCGCACATGGCTGACTTGACTCCTTACGACAGCGCAGTAGCAGCAGTACGGGCTGACCAACAGGCCAGTCCCAGCACGGCCCCGGTAGTCCAACAGACAGCATTCCCAGGCAGCCAGTACGTCCAGACTCAGGACAAGCAGGCGCGTTCTGCTGGGATGTCCAGACTGGACTACCTGGGGGCAATGTGGAGACAGGACTCCTGGATTCCGGGGGCCATTGACCACTGGGCTGGGAATCAGCTTCAGCCCGATGAGAAGTACAACCCGTTCGATGATCAGAACTACCAGCAGCTCACCGAAGGTGTGTGGCCTGAGTTCCACGGGCAGTTCGCTCAGGCCTCATCTGCTGGCCAGGCAGCCTGGATCAAACAGAACATCCTGGACAAACAGAAGGACCTCCAGGACCTCGGGGACCTCAGCGGAGCTGGCAACGCTGGCCGCTTCGCTGCTGGACTCGCGTTCGGCATCATCGACCCCATCAACCTGGCAGCGATGGGAGTCTCTGGCGGCGCTTCGCTGCTGGTCCGTGGCGCGAAGCTCGCCCAGGGCATCAATGCAGGCGTGCAGGCCGCTCAAGAGGTATCCCGGCTGCGTCCCATCGCAGCGGGCTTGGGGACCGCTGGAGGCCTCGGCATGGCCGCTGAAAGGCTACGCCAGCAGTACAACTTCGAAGATGACACGGCTGGAGTCTTGAAGGCTGGGGTTATGTCGATGGCGTTCGCAGCGCCGTTTGTCGGGCTCCATGCGCGTGAGCAGCTTCGGCTTCAGCGCAAGGCTGGCGAAGAGAATGCAGCCATCGATTCCCTCGCTAAGCAGCAGGCTGGCCACGAGCTCACGCCAGAAGAGTCGGCGCAGCTCAAGCAATACATGGACAACCTCCAGCAGGCCGCGAAGGTTGACGCTGGGCTTGCCGAACAGGCACCCGAGCCGACAGGACCGAAGTTCACCGCAGACCAGCGCAAGCAATACGAAGATGCCTTCGCGAAGTACGATGCTGAGCAGGCCGCGCTTAAGGACCAGCAGTCGCGTGACCTCGCAGTAGACAGCCACATTGCCAAGGCATCTGAAGACCAGCGCGTTGCTGACGTACTGGCGCGGGTAAATGGCCCCGACGAGGCCCCTACAGCGATGCAGCAGGCCTTCGCTAAGGCGCTTGGTAAGAAGCCTGAAGAGGTCGCCGCGAAGCCTGTGGAGGCCCCTGCTGATGGCCAAGGCGGCTTTGACGCTCCGTGGGCGCGTGACGGCGCTAATGATGAAGCCCTCCCCGCGCTGCATCATGAGACGGTCTGGTGGGATGACGGCACGGGCATGAACGAAGGACGTGTGGTCAACGAGAATATGAAGACTGGTGAGCTGACAGTGGAGCATCCGGAAACCGGAGCGACCACCTCAGTGAACCGCTCGGACCTCCATGACCTCTCCCCTGGGCACGCCCCGGCGAAGCCCGCTGAGGGGTTCCTGGGCGGCTCTATCGGCGCGGCTCAGGCTGCCCCGGTTCAGGGCCTCTGGGAGCAGTCCACGCAGATGGCGAAGTGGAAGAAGGTTCCCACCCGCTGGGACTACTTTACCCACCTCAACCAGTCCGAGAATCCCCACCTTCAGTTCCTGGGCTTCAAGCTGGTCAAGGACGCCATCGGCATCGACCCACACGAAGCGCAGGGCTGGTCTGCTTCGGAGCTGAAATCGCAGTACCGCCGCGAGCTCGGCGGTCGATTCCACATGGAAGCACGTGGTGCGTATGACGAGGCCATCAAGGCTCGTAAGCTGCCACTCACGAAGGCCATCGGCTTCCACCGCCAGTTCTATGAGGATGTCGCTCGTGTAGCTCGCGGGGATACCGACGTTCTCCATGCGAACCAGGACATCGCGCCGCAGCTCCAGCGCGCGGCCAAGTCCATGACGGACTTCTACGCGGACATGCGCGCCCGTCTGGAGAAGGCTAACGTGGCCGGTGCGGAGAACATCCCGGACAATCCACGCTACGTGAATCGCCAGTGGCGTCAGGACAACATCCGTGAGGCGTTCGCGAAGTATGGAAATGACCTCTACCAGGCAGTAGCGAACGCAATCCAAGTCCCCGGCCTAACCGGCGATATCGCGAAGGCAAAGAGCTTCATGGATGCGGTGATGAAGCTGGAGTTCAGCCATGCAATGCAGGACATCCATCTGTACTCCAAGGACCTGGTGACGTTGCGTGATGAGCTCGGCAAGGCCGGACTGGGGGACCACGAGGTGAACTCCTTAGTGGACCTGATGTTTGACCGCAAGGCGGGTAAGGCCGGTGACGCTGGCCAAGCTCCAGCGCTGAAGTACCGCTTCGCTCTCGATGAGAATCACATGGAGCGCATGCCGGACGGCTCTACGTTCAAGCTGTCGGACCTGTTCGAGAACGATTCGCGCGTTCTGGTGGACCGCTACCTGAATTCGATGGGTGGCCACCTGGCACTCGCGGAGGTCGGCATCCGGTCCCGTGCTGAGTTCATGCGGTACATGCGGGAGGCTGAGAAGTGGCACGAAGAGAACGCTGCGATGACGCAGAGTGCGGAGAAGTTCAACCGCAACAAGCAGTTCGCTCAGGACCTCTACGACCACGTTACCGGCCGGCCGATGTCGACCCAGAGCTTCAACCGCGCTGACCGCTTCCTAACCGCTATGCGCGCCGTAACGCGTTCCACGATGCTGGGCCAGCTAGGCCTGATGGCATCGCTGGAGATGAAGAACGCCATCGCGCTGTCTTCGATGCGAGCCATGCGACTGCACATGCCTACCTTCACGGGCATCCTCCGGAGCTTCAGGTCTGGGCATCAGCCGTCGCTAGGCCTAGCCAGGGACATCGAGATGATCACAGGCTTCGGCCGGGAGCATGTGGCCTCCTACGCCCGACAGCATGAAATCACGGACTACACGTATGACCGTGGCCTCACGCGCTTCGAGAACACCAGCAACACGCTCTCCCATGCCGTGGATCATATGTCCGGTAACTCGCTAGTCACCTCTTCGTCCCGCCTGCTGACTGCGCGGATGATGACCCAGAAGCACCTGGACTTCGCGACCGGCCGGGTCAAGATGTCGGACAAGCAGCGTGAGCGTATGACCCACAACGGGGTATCGCACGACGACCAGCCGGATGTCCACGCGGCCCTCAAGAAGTACACCACTGAGGACCCGAAGACTGGTGCTGCGTTGGCTATCGATTACGAGCGGTGGGCTGCTGAGCGTCCCGAGACGTACAGCAAGTTCCAGCTTCTCATCTCGCGTGAAGTGCGTGATGCGATTCAGGATCACGACATCGGGGAGTCCATCCCGTTCATGCACACGACGGTGGGGAAAATCTTCACCGAGCTCAAGACGTTCGTGATTGCAGGCCACGCCAAGCAGTTCCTGAAGAGTCTCTACTACAGGGACCGCACGACGTTCGTTCAGTGGGCCTATTCGTTCATCGGTGCGGCCCTGGAGTACTCCCTCCAGAACTCCATCAACTACGCCCACGACCCCGAGAAGCTGAAGGAGAAGCTGTCCCCCGCAGCCATCGCGTGGGGCGCTATCCCCCGGATGCCAGTGCTGGGCCTCATGCCAAACCTGATGGAGACCGTCTACAACCCCATCAGCGGTGGGCAGACACTGTTCACGAACGGCACCGCGAACACCGATAACCGGAACCTATTCATCACTCCGTCCATGACGCAAGCCATGAGGATGATGTCTGCTGGTCAGGTTGCGGGGACCTACCTGAACCCATTCAGCACCAACGTGGTCACGCAGAAGGACATGCGGGATGCGCTGTACTCCATTCCCGGAGGTAACCTGTTCGGTATGCGTAACGTGAACGACATGATTAGCTCCAACTTCCCGAAGTTCAAGCCCCGCGTACAGAACTAAAAGATGGCGGGCAGTAAAGCAGTGAGACCCCAGCGCGTTCGCGTGCTGGGGAAACGATACGACATCACGTATCTCCCTGAGGAACAGCTCCCCGATGTGTATGGCCTATGCCATCGCGGGGAGCAACGCATTGACATCCGTGAAAGCCTCCCCGAAAGGGAAGAGGTGGATACGGTTCTTCATGAAATCCTCCACGCCATTCTCTACGGGATGGGCGTTCAGCTTTCCGAAGCGGTCGAAGAGAAATTCGTACTCGCCACCGCTTCCGGCCTCATCAGTGTCCTTCAGGACAACCCTCAATTCGCCAAGTGGCTCGTCAAGCCGCGCAGCTAAATCACCTATCCCACACAGCTCAATATGCTCTCTCGTGCCATCTACAGCGGGGACGGTACCACTAAGGTATTCGCTGTCCCGTTCCCATACATCGACAAGTCTCACGTGACTGTTCGCGTGAACAAAATCGAAGTGCTGTTCACCTGGATTAACAGCAGCTCTGTCCTGATTCCTGAACCTCCGGTAGCCGGACTGGACAATGTTGAGGTGCGCCGCACCACCCCCAGCGACCCTCACATGGTGGTGTTCCAGGACGCCTCCACGCTCACCGCTCCAGACCTGAACCTGGAATCGACACAGCTCCTGTACCTAGCGCAGGAGCGACAAGACGAGGCTGGATTGACGCTGATGCGTGGGCCTGGTCGCGTGTACGACGCCGGTGGGCTCCGCATCACGGATGTATCGTATCCACAGGCTGATGGGGATGCCGCAACTCTCGGCTCCGTGAAGCAAATCACGGAGACTCTTCTGGCTGGCGTAGAGGGCGGCTATGGGTCCTTCATCGCCTCAGGGGCTGGTGCAGTAGTTCGAACGTTTCAAGACAAGCAGCGCGACTCAGTTGGCGTGAAGGACTACGCAGCTCCGCAGCAAGCGGTTGATGCGTCAGGCGGTTCCCCGGTTGTACTGCCCACGGGCACGTCAGTTGTGGTCACCTCCCTCAGCAACCCACTTGGCAGCCAGTTCGTTGGCGGCGGCGCAATCCTAAAGCCAGCCTCCCAGGGTGGTCTGGTCCAGATCAATAGTTACGGCGACGACGGGAAGGTATTCGTAGGAAAGGAATACCTCTATCGACTCTATCTGCGCATCAAGCAGGGCGGGATGCTCAAGGGGTTCATCTACGGCGACTCTACCGCAGCCACTGCTGCTAACGGAGGCGGATACGCTGGTCCGAACTTCGAACCTCAAGTGCTGATCCCTGAATTCCTGGTGCGCGCCAAGGGTATCCGGAACAACATGTCCTTCACGAACCGTGGAGTGGGCGGAACCCGCGTCGCCCAGATGAACGCCATTCCTGACATTGATCAGGTTGGCGGGACTACTGACATCTTCTTTATCAAGTACGGCATCAACGATGCTCAGGACGGTATTTCTGGATTCGCCTCTAACCTCCGCTCGAAGCTCGCTGAGATTCGTTCTAACCCTTACGGCACCGTTCAGAATCTCTCGATTGTGCTCGTAGGTCCTACGGCTACCTACGATCCACAGCACGGGCGCGCGTCCCCTTGGTACGAACGCCTTCGTGGCATCTATCTGTCCGCAGCGCGCGACTACCAGTGTGCCTACTTCGACTCGTACGCATACATGCGGGATATCTCGTGGGCTGCCGGATACATGATGTCCGATGACTTCGGTAACGGCCAGGGCGTCCACCCCACTGAGCTCATGCAGACCCAGGTATGGGGTGGCCTCATTGACGCGATGATGGGCGAGTCTGATATCACCCCGTACGTCAGTGATGAGTGGCGTTCCCTGACGATGCTGGATGGCTGGTCTCCATACGTGGGCGGCGGCGGGTTCGCTAGTCCGGGCGCAAGCATGTCGAGAGATGGCTGGGTGTCACTCCGGGGCCTCGTAACTGGCGGTACCGTTTCATCCGGCACTTCCATCGCTCAGCTCCCAGCCGGGATGTGGCCATATGTAATCGAGATGTTCGAGTGCACTACAGCATCTGGACGTTGCTCACTTCGAGTTAACACAAACGGGAATATCGAGCAGCAGGATGGATACGCGAACGCAACCTTCACGAGCCTCAGCGGCATCAGGTTCAAAGCACGGGGCTAACTGCCCCGCTAACCACCTACCTCAATCATATGCAACTCGCAGAACACACGAAGACCCTCATCACGCTGGCCGGTATCGGTGCAGCTATCACGCTGGGTAAGCTGCTGTCCGAAGGCGAGCCCATGAACCTCAAGCGGGTAACCGGCCGTGTCATCGTCGGTTCCGGCCTGAGCATGGCTGCCTCAGCAGTAGTGGCGGTCTACCCGAACCTCCCCATCGAAGCAGTGTGCGGAGTGTCCGCAGCCTTCGCTATCTTCGGCACGCACTTCCTGGAAGACCTGGTGCGCAAGAAGCTCGGCATGACAGGGGACAGCGCGCAATGACCCAGGCATCCAAAGAAGCACTCAACGAGCTCCACGGGCTCATCGCTACAGCCCTCACGGACGCCATCAAGGCATACAAAGGGAAGTCCGATCCGGAAGACCTGAAGGGCCTTGCAGCCATCGCTAACGTGGCCAAGAGCTTCCTGAAGGACAACGGCATCGAAGCCCTCCCGAGCGCCAATAAGCCCCTCCAGAATCTCGCATCCGTCCTCCCCTTCCCCGGTAACGTGGGTGGCGAGGGCGAGGATGACGAGTACCAGCAGGCCGCTGTATGACAGGCGCGCTGGTCATCATTGTGCTTGGCATTCTCGGTCTCATCATCGACCTGTTGTCTATCGATGATCGAAAGATTCCTGGACGCTACTAGACAGCAATATAGCCCCTCTGCGGGGCTCCCTCCTTTTACCCACACGCATCCACTAAGGCATCACTACCGGAGGCGTGTGCGGCCTCCTAACGCTTCCTGGAGTCAATGACAGAAGAAGCTGTAGACCCCCTGAAGCAAGACTTCAGAAACTTCCTGTACCTGGTGTGGCAGCACCTTAACCTGCCAACCCCCACCCCAGTCCAGTACGACATCGCCAGGTTCCTCCAGCACGGCCCCAAGCGCCGCATCGTTGAGGCCTTCCGTGGTATCGGTAAGAGCTGGATCACCGCCGCCTATGTGCTTTGGCTGCTGTACTGCAACCCGGAGGAACGCATCCTGGTGGTGTCCGCATCGAAGGGACGCGCTGATGCGTTCTCGGTGTTCGTGAAGCGGCTCATCGCTGAGATGCCGCTACTTCAACACCTGAAGCCTCGCGAGGGCCAGCGCGATTCCATCGTGGCATTCGACGTTGGCCCCTCGTCTGCCCACCAGGCACCTTCCGTTCGCTCGGTAGGTATCACTGGGCAGCTCACTGGTGGCCGCGCTACGCACATCATCGCGGATGACGTTGAGGTTCCGAACAACGCACTGACCCAGACCATGCGCGACAAGCTGGCCGAGGCGGTGAAGGAGTTCGATGCGGTGCTTGCGGATTTCGGCGATGGTGATCAATCGTTTCGGCGAACGTGATCAGTCTGGAAGGTGGTGTTGCGCGGTCAATGGATTATAGCGACGGTGATCACGATCAGGCGTCAGCGGACTCGGATTTCGTTT